GTTTAATATATTTGTTGTTAATTTGTATATATTAATCTTTAAAAAATAAAAATGGGACAAAATAAAAAGCTATTAGAAAACATGAGAAAACATGAACTTTCACAAGAAACTTTAATTGAAAGGTATGAGAGAGAGGTTTTCCAATTAGCAGAGCCGAATCAGAAAGAATCATTAAAACAAATTATTAACACATTAAAACCAAAAGAAAATGGAAAAAGAAACTAAGCAAGAAACACTAAGAAGATTATTTATTCAAAATAATTTAACAAAAGAAGATGTTTTCAAACATAAATTCTACCAGATAATCACAAGAAGTGGCATAGACAAAATTCAGGCTGCCAATAATATTGAAATCAATTTTGATTTAATCTATAACTCAGACGACACTAAATGTGTTATTATAAAGGCAACAGCTAAAATGGGGGACAGGGTTATTGAGACTTATGGAGAGGCTGCTCCTATGAATAATCAAAACTCCTATCCAGTTGCTATGGCAGAGAAGAGAGCTATGAGTAGAAGTTGTTTAAAATTAGCTGGTTTCTATGAGCAAGGGGGTGTTTTTGGAGAAGATGAAGCAGATGACTTCAAAAGAGCATGATTGGATAGATGAGCACCTAGATGACCAGTGCTCCTTATATCAGATGGGTAGGATAGAACAACTATTACATACCTCAGCAACAGCAACACAATACTCAAATATTAATTTAAACGATTTAACTTATGGAGAAGCAGCAGACATTATCAGAGACCTTGAAGAAAACGATTGCCCAAGGGACTGTAGAGACCAATTTCAAGAGGTACTTAGAAGAAACTACAAATAATAGAGAAGTGAGAGGTATACTCAATTTTATGATAAAAGAATTTATAGATGCAAGGCCTGAGGCCATATATATAAAGGTGGATGATTATATAAAATTCTTTGAACAAATACCTTTAAAATTATGGTCAAAAAGCCCTGTGTTTTATTTTAAAAATGACAAATATGATGGGTTAGGATTGCTTGGTGAAAGAATACATGAGTTCACTTTAAAATCAAAAACATTAGAATTATATTTTAAAGATTGTTTAGAGATAAAAATAACATCAATTTTAGATAATAATGAAGAATCATTTAAACACATTAAAAATCCAAAAGAAAGATTGATACATGCCTTGAAGGTATTAAAAGAAACAGTTAAAGAAAGAGATTTAAAAATAACTTATAGGAAGGCTAAAAACATATTAAATGGTAGATATTATTAATAACGTAAATGAAGTAATGAACAATAAAATTGAATTACTTTTTGGGGTGGTGGATGTTATAACTGGGGTTGAAGATTACAGTATTAAAGGAAAGGGAAGAGAGAGGGAGAAGGTTTTAGCAAGAAGTGTTATAGGATATATGCTTCACATGGAGTTAGGCCTTACTGTTGTCCAGGCAGGTGCTGTTATAGGAAGAAACCACTCAACTATAGTATATTATTGTAAAATACATAATGATAATTTTAAATGGTGTGCTGATTATAGAGAAGTTTACACTAAAATATCAGAAACATTTTGGGGAAACTATGATACAGCAGAGAAACATGATATTGGAATACAAATAGCATCACTTGAAAGGTTAATTAATAGATTAGAAAAGAAGAAAACATCTTTAATGATGACATCTTAAATAGGTTAATGGAACGACCTTAATAGTTCCAAAAATTAAATATATAAATATGGAAGAAAAAAAGTATGTAAATGGAATCGTTATCAAAGAAAAACAATTTGATAATGGAGGTACACAGTTAAAAATGAGTGTTAAAGTTGATGACTTTATATCTGAGTTAAAATCTGTATCGGATAATGGATGGGCTAATCTTATAATAAATAAAAGAAAAGAGCCTTCAGATAAAGGAATAACCCATTACGTTCAGGTTGACCCTTGGAAACCAGACTCTAAAAAAGCTTCAAGCAAGATGGTTGAAGTTGCTAGTAATAGTAAGGATGATTTACCATTCTAAAACAAATTAATAACGAGAGGGGGCAATAGGGCCTCCTCTTAATTAAAAAAAAACAAAATGAAATTCAATCAAAAACAAAAAGTAATGAGGCACTTAAATAATTATGGTTCAATAACCCCATTAGATGCCTTTAGGGATTATGGTATCATGAGATTAGCAGCAGTTATTTTTAACCTAAAAGAAGATGGTAACAATATAGAATCAGAAATGATAAGTAGTTCTAATAGGTTTGGAGAGAAGGTTAACTTTAGTGAATATAAACTTAATAAAATATAAAATGGAAATAATACAAAACTTAGCAATAACATTTATGGTATTTGGTATAGGACTTTTTTTTGGTGGTATGTGGATGTATTTTGTTATGGATAAAACCTTTAGATATATGCAAAAAGAACTTGATTCTAAAACACATTCTTTAAATGAATTTAGGAATAAAGAACCTTTTATATAAATGAAAAATAAAAGAAAATTTAAAGGTATTTGGATTCCTGCTGAAGTTTGGGAATCATCTGAATTGACTCTTCAAGAAAAAGTTTTTCTTGTTGAGATTGATTCTCTGAATAATGATAATGGGTGTTATGCCAATAATAATTACTTTGCTAAATTCTTTAACCTATCAACTACAAGGGTTTCTTTAGTTATAAGCAGCTTAATAAATAAAGGCTTTGTAAATTCAACTATATTACAATCAGAGGGTAACAAAAGAATATTAAAGACCTCTTTAACAAAGGTTAATGACCCTATACCACAAAAGTTAAAACATAGTAATACAGTTAGTAATACAAGTAATAAAGAAAAGAATAAGCTTTTTGAAATATTTTGGGAAATTTACGATAAGCAAGTATCTAAGAAACCTGCAAGAGATAAATTTATAAAATTATCATTAGATGATTGTAACAGGTGCATTAAGATAGCCCCAATATATGTTAAGTCAACTCCTGATAAGAAATTTAGAAAACACGCATCTGCCTGGTTAAATCAAGAGTGCTGGAATGATGAGGTTTGTATTGTAAGTGATGGCATAACTACTGGTAACTTAAAGGGAATGATATTATGACCTTTCATGATAATGGCATAACAATCAAGAGGAACTCAGGTCAAGTTAAAACTAAATGTCCAAAATGCTCTTATGATAGGAAAAAAAAATCTGACCCATGTCTATCTGTAAATATAGATGAAGGGGTTTGGAATTGCCACAACTGTGGTTGGAAGGGAGGATTAAAAAAACAAAATAACTACATGGAGAAAACAATATTCGTAAAACCAAAACACATCCCTAATATATCTAAATATAGTGATGGCATGATAAAGTACTTTGCAGGAAGAGGTATATCAGAAAAAACATTAATTGAAAATAAGGTTAGTGAAGGCATTACATATATGCCACAAGTACAATCAGACAGAAATACTATACAGTTTAATTATTATAAAGACTCAGAACTTGTTAACGTTAAGTATAGAGACGCTCAGAAGAACTTTAAGCTAGTTAAAGATGCTGAGAGAGTTCTGTATGGCTTAGATGATTTAAAAGGGTGTGAGGAGGCTATTATAGTTGAAGGAGAGGTTGATAAGTTATCATTTTATGAAGCAGGATATAAAAATTGTGTTTCAGTTCCTAATGGGGCTTCTAATCTTGAATTAAAATATCTAAAAGATTTCCCTGATAATCTAAAAAAAGTTTATATAGCAACGGATAATGATGAGCCAGGGAGAAAACTTGCAGAAGAGCTATCAAGAAGATTAGGTAGGGATATATGTTATCGTGTTGACTTTAAGGACTTTAAAGATGCTAATGAAGCTCTACAAGAACAGCAAAATGATATATCAAGTTTTATTGATGATGCCAAAGCATATCCTTTAGAGGGTGTTTTAGGTGTAGATAGTTTTGATATTGATATTGATGATTTATATAAGAATGGATTACAACGAGGGGACACTACTGGGCATACAACATTTGATAATTTATTTTCATTTACAACATCTCAATTAACTGTAATAACTGGAGTACCTACTCATGGTAAAAGTAATTGGTTAGAGCACATGTGTATTAAGTTGGCGGCACAAAATGATTGGAAGTTTGGTGTATTTTCTCCTGAACATTATCCTTTACAGTTACACTTCTCTGTTTTAGCAGAAAAGTTTATAGGTAAGTCATTTAGAGATATGACTAAATTTGAAAGAATGTCAAGAGAAGAATTGAATCAGGCAAAGTCATTTATATCTAAAAGTTTTAATTGGATTAGGCCTGATGGAGATGTTTTCACTATAGATGCTATATTAGAATCAGCAGCAGGATTAATTAAGAGACATGGTATAAAGGGATTGATTATTGACCCATACAATAAAATTAGTGCTCCATTTGGCTCTCAAAGTGAAACTCAGTATATTAATGAGTTCTTAACTAAGCTGACTATATTTAAACAAAAATATGATATTCATATATTCCTAGTAGCACATCCTCGTAAAATGCAAAAGAAGGATAATGGATTATATGATGTACCTACACTTTATGATATTGCAGGTTCTGCCAACTTTTATAATCAAGTGGATAATGGTATTACTGTATATAGAAATTTTGAGACAGGATTAAGTCATGTATATGTGCAGAAAGTTAAGTTTAGGCATATTGGAGAAATAGGTGAGGCTGTATTTAATTATAACCTTCAGAACGGTAGATATAGTGAGGTTGGTGAACATGCAGATAACTCTCCATATATAAAAACAATAAAACAGTTGGAAATTTAAAATATTTTTATTACATTTGCAACTATAATGAAAAAGGTAAGAAAAACAGATGTTTTAGATAAGGATGAATATTATGAATCAGAAGAAGGATTTATTGTATTTACTGAAAAACATCATTTAAAAAGAGGGTATTGTTGCGACAACAAATGCAAACACTGCCCTTATATAAAAAAGAATACTCAGGAAATAACTAATAATAAATAAAGGGTAAGACCTAAAAAGCTTTTAATTTTTCAGCCTGAGTAGTAGAGGGGGGGTGTGGTTACCTCCCCAATACAAACTAAAAGAAATGGAGATAATAATATCAGATAGAATTAAAAAATTAACAGAGTAAAGTCCCTCTCACTAATTATAGGCGAAATAGAATTATGAAAACAATTACATTAAATTTTAAAAATTGGAACAACGGAGCGTCAGGAGGTAG